ACAAGCATTACGAATACAGCCGTTTGATTGAAGATATTGTCGAAGCCCAAGCCTTGAACAGCTTGCGTAACTTCTACACTTCTGACGCTGGTTACGCTTTGGCTAAACAAGTCGATACTGATTTGGTTCAGTTGGGTCGTTCAACCAATGGCGGTGCTGGTACAAATGCTTATGCAACTGGTGCTTTTATTGGTGGTGATGGTACTACTGCTTATGTTGCCGCAAACAACAATGAGTCAGCATTGACCGATGCCGCTATTCGCCGCACCATTCAGCGTCTTGATGACACTGATACCCCAATGGATCAGCGTTTCTTCTTGATTCCTCCCTCAAGTCGCAACACTTTGATGGGTTTGGCTCGTTACACTGAACAAGCCTTTGTTGGTGGTACAAACAGTACCATTCGCACTGGTGAAATCGGTAACTTGTATGGTATCCCTGTCTTTGTTTCAAGCAATTGCGACACAGGTTCAGGTACTAATAACCCACGAGTTTGCCTGATGGGTCATAAAGACTCTCTGGTTTTGGTTGAACAAATGGCTATTCGCTCACAAGTTCAGTACCAACAGCCCTACCTTGCAACTCTGTATACAGCGGATACGTTGTATGGAGTGCAGATTCTGCGTTCAGCGGCAAGCACTGGTGCGGCTAAGTCTGCATCTATGTTTGCTTTGTTGGTTCCTGCCTAATTGCAGTTGCGCCCCCTGCCCTAGTGGTGGGGGGACTTTTTTAACTTAATTAGGAGAAATCAAAATGGCAGCAGCAACAGCAGTTGTTTTAAACAGAGACAACGATTCTTTCCGAGGTTTGTTCAGTGATACATGGACAGTTACTTGCACTTTGGATTCTGCATCTGTTGCAGACCAAGCCGCTGGTACTGATACTGTGACCATTTCTGGCGTTGCCCTTGGCGATATGGTTATTGGTATGTCGGCTGGTGTAGACGAGGCGGGTTTAGTTCGCCGTGCTTACGTTTCAGCAGCAAACACAGTGACTATTGCAACAACTAATACAACTGGGGGGGCTGTTAATTTAGCATCTACTACTGTTAAATTGGTTATTGCTCGTATGGTGTAAAGATTGGGGGGCTAGTCCCCCCTTTCTCATTTAAGGGTTTTATGGCTACTTTTCGTTGTCTTCAAACAGGTAATACTGTAAGTTTTACATACCAGCACGACATTGACTCCATGAGGGGTCATCAGGGGTATGTGAGAGTAGATGAGCCAGAAGTAACCATAGAATCAGAAATTAGAACAGATACCGCATTTCGTGCGCCTGTCATTCCAACAATTAAGCGTATGGGAAGACCCCGAAAGGTTGCAAATGGCTGAAATTGACGCAAGAGATTTTGGTAGGTTAGAGGCTCAAGTAGAGGCTCTAAATGGTCAAGTAACTCAATTGAGTAACGATGTAAAAGCATTGCTTGAACTTGCCAACAAAGGCAAGGGTGGTTTTTGGATGGGTATGACTATCGCTTCATTCATGGGCGGTGTGATTACCTTTGTTGCTGACAGACTGTGGAAATAAGGAGAACACTATGTACGGAAAAATGATGGGTGGTAAGGCTAAAGAGACTGCAAGCAAGGGCAAGAAAAAGGGCGTACCTGTGACCATTATGGTTGCGGTTGGTAAGCCAAAGATGCCTATGCCTATGAAGGGTGGCAGGACTGCTACCAACATGATGAAGAAATCTTCAAGAGGTAAATAATGTCATCCTTAACTACTCCTGTTACTCTATTGAGTGCTGTTGTTGCGACAGGTGCTTCTAAATCTGTACAAGCAGATGCTGGTCAACCCGCATTCTTGCAAGTTAGTGGCATTACTACTGCAACTGTTGCATTCCAAGGTAGCTTGGATGGAACAACCTTTGCCACAATTGGTACTGCTTTGACTGCCGATGGCATTGTCACCATTGCTAATGCTCCTAAGTATTTGCGGGCAAACTGCACTGCTTACACCTCTGGAACTATCACAGCTAAAGTATTGTATTAACATGAAAAAGACTAAAGCACAAGCCAAGATTAGCAAGGTAATGACCGAGTTTGGCAAGGGTAAGTTGACATCCAATAAAAAGGTTGTCAAAGACCCAAAGCAAGCAATGGCAATAGCTTTATCTGAAGCTGGTAAGGCTAAAAAGAAATGAAGACCAAATCCAAGGTCAACCAAGCAGGGGTTTACACCAAGCCCACAATGCGAAAAGCCTTGTTTGAGAAGATCAAAGCAGGGTCATCAGGTGGGGATTCTGGTGAATGGTCAGCAAGAAAAGCACAATTGCTTGCCAAAGAGTACAAAGCCAAAGGCGGGGGTTACAAGACATGAGCAAAGACAAACCACATTATTTGCCTGATGGCAAGCTGTACAAGGGTGATACTCACAAGGTGGGTTCAACTTTGATGACGGGTGCAAAGCATTCTGCTTCTAGCAAGGTTTTGACGCACACACCATCCAAGCCAAAGGCTAAGAAGTGAAAGACCCACAACAATCTCTTAAGGATTGGGGCAAGCAGAAGTGGCGTACCAAGTCAGGTAAACCCTCATCTCAGACGGGTGAGAGGTATCTGCCAGAGGCGGCTATTAAGTCTTTGAGTGCTGCTGAGTATGCGGCAACTACCAAAGCCAAGCGCAAAGGTACTGCATCTGGTAAACAGTTTGTTGCCCAACCAAAGAGCATTGCAAAGAAAACGTCAAAGTTTAGATGAGGTAAAAGATGAAAACACCCACTTGGCAAACAAAAGCTGGTCAAAATCCAAAAGGCGGCTTGAATGCCAAGGGCAGAGCGTCTTATAATGCAGAAACTGGTGGTAATCTGAAGCCTCCAGTAAAGTCGGGGGATAACCCTCGCAGAGCAAGTTTCTTGGCTCGTATGGCTGGTAACGGCGGTGCAGAGTACAAGGATGGTGAACCAACAAGACTGCTTCTTTCGCTCAAGGCATGGGGTGCAACCTCAAAGGCTGACGCAAAGGCAAAAGCTAAAGCTATATCCGCAAGGAACAAGGCAAAAGCGAAATGAGAGCATTATCAGTTGGAGTTAGTCCCACAGCGGCAGTAGACACTACAGTCTATACCTGTCCTAGAGGCTATTACTCAAAATTTACTGTAATGTATATCCACAACACTGGTGGCTCTACCAAGCATATAACTGTTCAGTGGTTTGACTCAAGTGCTAACTCTACGCTTGATATATTGACTGCTCTTGATTTCAGTACAAAAGAATATTTGCAGTTTGATGGTAATGCCTACATTGTTTTTGAAGAAGGCGATAAGTTAAAAATTACAACACAATCTGCAAGCACATTTAGTTTTATAGCCACATTTGAAGAAGAAGGGTTGACTAGAACATGACCTACCTTGAACTTATCAACGATGTTCTGATTCGACTCAGAGAACCTGTTGTTACCGCAAACAATCAAACTGCTTATTCAACACTGATTGGCAAGTTTGTAAATGATGCCAAACGTCAGATTGAAGATGCTTTTTCTTGGAATGTTTTGGGTCAAACCATTACAGTTACCACTGCATCATCTACAGCATCTTATTCTTTGACAGGTGCTGGTCAGAAGTTTCAAGTCATGGATGTAATCAATACCACAAGTAATGTTGGACTCATTAACATCACTTTTGTGGACATGAACCGCAAACTAAACTTCACTCCACTTGTCAACTCAATACCTACAGAATTTGCGTTTGATGGTGTTGACGCAAGCTACGACACCAAGGTAAATCTGTACCCAATACCTGATGGCGTGTATACGATCAAGTTTGCCTTGACAGTGCCACAAGCTACGTTAGCATCAGATTCAACTGTTGTCTCTGTACCTGATGTTTTAGTGGCTCAGAATGCTTATGCAAGGGCTTTGATAGAGCGTGGTGAAGATGGTGGTACATCATCATCAGAAGCATTCTTGCTTTATAAGGCGATGTTGTCTGACCACATTGCTTTGGAAAGCACTCGCTATCCTGAGAACCAAGAATTTGTACCTGTATGACACAGCCACTGCGATTATTTAGCGTTTCAGCCCCCGGCTTTTATGGACTGAATACCCAAGACTCACCGCTAGATTTAGCGAGTGGTTTTGCGGCTATTGCTACTAATTGCGTGATTGACCAGTATGGTCGTGTTGGCTCTCGTAAAGGTTTTTCAAGAGTCAATTCTTCAAGTGGCACTCTTGGCGCTAACGACATTAAAGTTATCCATGAGTTAGTGCAAGTTGATGGGACTTTGACTACATTGTTTGCTGGCAATAACAAGCTGTTTAAACTTGATGGCAGCAATGCTGTTGTAGAACTCACCTATGGCGGTGGTGGTACTGCACCTACTATCACCACAACTAATTACCAATGTGCATCTCTAAATGGGATTACATTTTTCTTCCAATCAGGCAATGACCCGTTGATTTTTGACCCTGCTGTAAGCACTACGACTTTTCGTAGAGTTAGTGAGAAGACAGGTTATACAGGCACTGTTCCTCTAGCAAATGTTGCTATATCTGCTTTTGGTAGGTTATGGGTTGCTGAGACTTCAGCAGACAATGTAACTATCACTTTCTCTGATTTGTTGGCAGGACATAACTGGTCGGGTGGTACATCAGGTACTTTGGATGTTTCTAGAGTTTGGCCTAATGGTTCAGATCAGATTGTTGGTTTAGGAGCACACAACGGGTTCTTGTTTATCTTTGGTAAGCGTCAGATATTGGTGTATTCAGGTGCTACAACACCATCCACAATGGCTTTGCATGACTCAATTGCTGATATTGGTTGTTTGTCTAGAGACTCTATTGCTACTGCTGGCTCAGACATTATTTTCTTGTCAAACAGTGGTGTTCGCAGTTTGTTGCGTACTATTCAAGAGAAGTCAGCACCTTTGCGGGACTTGTCTAAGAATGTTCGTAATGACTTGATGACCAATGTTGGTGGTGAGACTTTATCAAACATCAAGGCTGTTTACTCTGAAAGCAATGCTTTTTATCTTCTAAATTTGCCTACTGCCAAACAAGTATATGTGTTTGATACGAAGAGGCAATTAGAAGATGGCAGTGCTAGGGTAACCACTTGGGAGAGTATTGAGCCTACTTGTTTTCTATCAAAGCGCAATGGTGATTTGCTTCTTGGTAAGAATGGTTTTGTGTGCAAGTATGGTACTTACCTTGACCATGCTTCTACCTATCGTTTTCAGTATTTCACCAACTATGCAGACCTTGGTGATGTAAATATTACATCTATTCTGAAGAAGATTTCTGTTGTTGTCATTGGTGGCTCTAATCAAGGATTCATCATCAAGTGGGGCTATGACTTTTCTGGTCAATATTATGCTCAAACATTGCAGATTCCTGTAACCACTGTTGCTGAGTATGGGATTGCTGAGTATGGAGACAATGGAGTACCAGTTGCAAACTACTCTGCTGGTATTCAGTTGAGCACATTGGTTGGTCAAGCAAGTGGCTTTGGTAAGGTTGTTCAAACAGGCTATGAGGTGCAAATCAATGGTGCGCCCATAAGCATTCAGAAGATTGAAATTCAAGCCAAAAACGGCAAACTGGCGTAAGGAAACATCATGGCAAATTACACAAAAACCACCAACTTTGCAGCAAAAGATGCCTTGATTTCAGGTAATGCGGCAAAGGTTGTTAAGGGAACTGAGATTGATACTGAGTTCAACAACATCCAAACTGCGATTACTTCAAAGGCAGATGGTGACTTTACAAACTTTTCGTTTGTAGAGACAAGCAATGTCTTGTACATCTACAACTCAGCGACTGCTGTTGCCAAGATAGATTCTTCAGGTAATTTCACTGTGTTGGGCAATGTGATTGCTAATGGTACTGTTTAAGGAAAAATATTATGGCTACCAACTTACCTAAAAAAATCATTGATGCTTTGCCAAAGCAATTCTCTTATACACGCCAAATGAGTTTGGGCGAACCACCTAGACCTATAGTGCCTGAAAATGCAACACCTATACGCTCTACTGAAATGGGCAGAAATATTATTGGGTATGAAATACCCTTGGAGAAGCCTGCCGATTACCCCGAAACAGATGCTAAAGGTTTTCCTGTTCCTCCATTAGTTGCCAAGTATGATGTTAATGGCAAGCTATTAAAAATTGAATCGCAACAAAGATATTTTGCAGATAACGAATATCACATTCAGCCCCAATACAGCGCCACTGGTGAATTCATTACTGATTCAGCTTCAACAAATGCAGCCAATAGCGGTAGTCTTTTTGGAGATATAAAGAGAGACCTTGGCCCAATTATTTTGGCGGCTTTAGCTGGTAATGCCGCTGCTGGAAATCTTAGCGGCTTGCTTGGTGGTGCGGCGCCAGGAGCAGCTGCTAGTACAGCGGGTGCGGGTGCGGCGGCAGGAGGAGCTGGCACAGCGGCAGGACTTGGTGCAAGCACTGGCACAGGCTTAACTCTTGGTGGTGGTGGTCTTGGCCTTAGTGCTGGTGGCGCTGGTCTTGGCATAACTGCTGGTTCAGCAGGAGCTGGTACTATCGGTGCGGGATTGGGGTCAACCCTTGCAGGAATAACTACAGGCATTGGCGCTGGCGCAGCAGCAGGCGGTCTTGGTGCAGGATCAGGTGCAGCAGGCGGCGTTGGTAGTATGCCTCCAGTTGATTATGGTATTGGCAATGCAACGGCTTTCCCTGGTGGTGTAAATGGTGCGGACACATTGGTTGGTTCATCTGGTGGTCCTGGCGGTGTCACTTTGCCTCCTCCTAGCGCTGGTAGTGGTTTTCCCACTGATTTTGCTGGTTTACTAGATTTTGCAGCCAAAAATCCAAGTCTTGTGGGCGGCGCGATTGGCGCAATAACTGGCGCTGTTGGTGCTGCCAATGCTCCAAAGTCAACCACCACCACTGCAAACATTGACCCTGAGTTGAAGAAAGAATATTTAGCAAACATTGAACGCGCCAAGACGACAGCGACTGACTTGGGAGTGCGTCAGTTTGAGGGTTTTACGCCTGATTATTTGAAAGCACAAGACCAAGTCACAAACCTTGGCTTGGGTGGTAAGGGTCAGCAGACAACTGATGAAGCTGCGAGGCTTGCAATGATTGAGGCTGGCTTTACACCTCAACAAATCCAAGCAGCTCAATCTAATCGCCAAAACATTCAAAACACAAGTGGTCAGCTTGGCTCTCAGTACATGAGCGCATATCAAAACCCATTTGAAGAGCAAGTGGTGCAGGGTGCTTTGAGCGACATTGAGCGTACACGCCAAATACAAGAGCAGGCAAACAGGGCGCAGGCCACCTCTGCTAGAGCATTTGGCGGTTCACGCCAAGCCGTTGTCTCAGGTCTAACCAACGAGGCTGCAATACGTCAGTCTGGTACTACTAGCGGCCAATTGCGTCAGGCAGGATTTAATGCTGCCGCGCAGCTTGGTCAGTCAGATGCTGCAAGACAGTTGCAGGCTCAGATGGCAAATCAAGGCGTTGATCTCACCATTGAGCAGGCCAATGCACAATTGCGACAACAAGCTGCTTTGGCAAATCAGGGTGCGTTTGCACAGGGTGCAGGAATTCGTCAGGCCGCAATTGGTCAACTTGGACAACTTGGGGCGCAACAGCAAAACCTTGGACTGACTGGTGCAAATGCGGTGATGGAAGCTCAAATGCGCGAACAGGCATTGAGACAGGCTCGACTAGACGCAGAGCGTAATATCGGCATTGAGCGTTTGGCTATTACAAGTGGCTCTTTGGGCATAGGTATACCCAACTTGGGTGGATCAACTAGCCAGCCTTTGTACTCAAGCACAGCAGGCGGTGCATTATCAGGTGGACTGACTGGCGGCTACATTGGTTCACTGCTCGGTGGAGTACCAACCCAAAAACCATATAAGCCAGGCGATTTCATACAAGGACCCTAAGGAAACATGATGGCAACATACGAAGAGAATCTAGCGGCAATGAATATGCCATACGCGCCACTGCCTATCAGGGGTGGTGGTCAAGGCCAAGCATTCTCCGGCTTACTTGGCGACATCTTTGGCGGTGGCGGCGGCGCCACTGGCTTGGAAGAGTATTTGACGGCAGCGCAGACCGAGCAGATGAATCGTCAGGCTCTGCTGCAAGCAGCCATTGCAGCGTCACAGGCCAGCGCCCCCAGCACCACTCCAAAGAACTTCATGCAGATACTTGGCGCTGGACTCGCTGGTGGTCAGCAGGGGTATCAGCAGGCGCAGCAGGGGGCTTTGGCGCAGTTGCTGGCAAAGCAGAAGCTGGATGAGTACAAGCGCCAAGTGGCTGATGAGCAGGCATACAGAGATATGTTTGCTCAAGCTCCGGCAGCTGGCGGTGCAGTGACTCCAATGCAGGCCGCGGCATTGCCTGGCATGGCTCTTGGCCCTACCAATGAGCGTGCCGCCATGATTGGTCAGCCAATGCCTGCTGGTATGCAACAGCAGGGCGGTATATCGTCATTGAGTCCTATGCAGCGTAACTTGCTTAGAAGTATGCCGGCAAAAGAGGGTAGAGCAGAGCTTTTAAAGATGTTGCAACCTCCTGAGATTACAGGACAAGCATTCAAAGCTGCTGATGGTAACTTTTACTACATGACAAAGCAGGGTCCAATCCCAGCATCAATTGCGCCTGCCGATTTGGGTCTTGAAGAGTTTGGCGCGCCAACGCCAGCCGTAATAGATGGCAAGACTGTAATGGTGCAATACAACAAAAAAGGCGATAGAAGGATTGCTGAAGGTGTTGCGCCATACGAGCCACAGTCGCAAGACATTCGCGCTGTTGAGTACATTACTGGTCAGCCATTGGCGGGTACAGGTCCTGCTGGAATTGCCTCTGTTGGTGGCTATCGCCAACAGATTGCACCTAAGACAACTGTAACTGTGCCTGTTGATATGACTGGTGGACAAAAAGGCTTTGAGAATGAAATGAAGTTGAGTAGCGGGTTTAAGAATGAGCCTATTTACAAAGACTTTAATGACATGAAGTCTGCATATAGTCAGGTCGTATCATCTTTGGCGCAAGGCACTCCAATTGGAGATGTTGCTGGCGCCACCAAGGTAATGAAGCTGCTTGATCCTGGCTCTGTTGTGCGTGAGTCTGAATTGGGTATTGCTATGGCGGCATCAGGCCGTATGGATAGGCTGCAATACTATTTCAACAATTTTATGTCTGGAGAAAAGCTAACACCTACTCAGCGCGATGACTTCAAGGCATTGTCAAACGAGCTGTATGCGGCTGCTGGACAGGCTTACAACCAAAAGCGTGATGAATACAAGAGCTTTGGAAGCGCATATGGTTTCAAGAATCTTGATACTGCTTTGGGTGAGCCTGCAAAAATTCCATCAATTATTAAGCCACCAAAGGCTGGGGCAGCAGCGGCAACACCTCCAGCCATTCAAGATATATTGAACAAGTACCCACCAAGGAATAAATAATGGCTCAACCAACTATTGATGAACTGTATAAATCCTTGGCGGCTGCTGATGCGGCTGGCGATACAGCGTCAGCGCAAGTATTGGCTGACTACATTAGATCAATGCAGGCTCCACAGCAACCAAGCATGATGGCTGAACTTAGCCGGCAGGCTGGTTTATCTGTGCGTCCTATGGCGCAGGCTGTAATGTCTGCTGGCGGTATGTTGCCATTGGTAGTTGACCCTGCCGTCAACCTTTTTAATCTGGCCACAGGCACTAAAGTGCCAACAATGACTCAGGCTATGCCTAGAACATTGTCGGCTATGGGATTCCCAGAGCCACAGACAGGTGAAGAGCGAGTCGTGCAAGACATTGCAACGGCTGGCTATGGCGTTCCGGCTGTTGCTAATTTAGCTCAACGCGCACTGCCTGCGGTGCAGTCTGTACAAGCGCAAGAATTGTTGAAGATGCTGGCTACAAATCCACGCGCACAAGCTGCGGCGGCTACAGCATCAACAGCAGCGGCTGGTTCACTGCGTGAAGGTGGTGCGCCACCATCTATGCAGATGGGTGGTGCGATGTTGGCTGGCATGGTTGCACCAGGCGGTCCTAAGTTACCCTTGACGCAACGCGCTTTGGCAGCTCCCGCAACAGTAGTGCAGCCATTCACAGAGGCAGGGCGTGAAGTCATTGTCGGCAATGTATTGCGAAGACTTGCAACGCGGCCTGATGAGGCTGCTGCACGCTTGGCGCAGGCGCAGCCACTTGTGCCTGGAGTAAGCCCAACTACAGCGGCCACAGCCTTTGACCCTGGCTTGGCATCTGCTGAAACCGCCATCAGAGCTTTAGATCAGTCTGGCGCATTTGCGACTCAATTGTCTGCAAATCAGCAGGCTTTGCTTGATGCGTATCGCCGCATATCGGGTCAACCTGGTTCTATTCCAGCGGCCGAGGCCAAACGCGCTGCGCGTACTGCGCCAATGCGTGAGCAGGCATTTGAGAATCGCGCACCTGTTTTTACTGACGCTATTGAGGCGCAGATTCAAGCTACTTTGGCTGATCCAATGAAGCAACGCACCACTGTCACTGACGCTATGAAAGAGGTGCAGCGCCTTATTAACGCAAGAAAAGCGCCTGATGGGACTATTGACCCTGCGGCCTTGTATAGCGTTAGGAAAGACATTTCACAAATCATGTCGGGCGCTTTGCAGGGTGAAAAGGCCAACTTGAAATTAGCTAGGGGTGAGTTGAAAGACTTGTTGCCAGTAATTGACAACGTCATAGAGTCGGGCGCACCAGGCTTTAAAGCCTACATGGACAAGTTTTCCAAGATGTCAGGACCTATTGATCAGATGCGTTTGTTGCAAGACATTGAGCGCCGCGTCACTACAGGTCAGCCTAATCTGATGACTGGTGAGCCTGTCTTGGCGGCTGGACAGTTACGCCGCCAGTTGGCAAACAGGTCTGATGAGATTGGTGTGGAGCTTTCACCAGCAGCACAGCGCAAGCTGGACTCAATCATCAATGAGATCAACCGAGGAATGGCGGCCACAGCGCCTGGCGTGAAAGTGCCTGGTTCTGACACATTCCGCAACATGAGCATGGGTAACCTCATTGGCCGAGTATTCTCAGAATCATTGGCTGATAACACCACACTGCGAACAATGACTCGGCCTTTGGACTTCTTGTATAAGTTGCCCGATCAGCAGATTCAGCAGTTGCTGGTGGAGGCTATGCTTGATCCAAAATTGGCGGCCATGATGATGAGCAAAGCCAACATGATGAAGGTCCAACCTTTGGCTACATCATTGCGCGAAAAGGCTACACAGATGGGATTTGGCACTGCAATTGGTGCATCACAAGCAGGACAATAAACCATGGCAGACAACATCCGCGCCACACCTCGCAATGAGCTTTTAGGCTTGCTGTCTGATGCCATGTATGGTGGCCTAGATTACATGAAAGACCCGCGCAGGACTCAGCAGTTGCAGGGTTTGGCGGGTTTGCTTGAATCTACTGGCATACCTAAGACTACTCAGCGTATGGCGTATGGAGAGCCACTCACCAACATTGGAAGCGCCAATGTGCCATTGCTCAAGCCTGAGACTGCTGAAGCAATGATGACTGTTGCGCCAATGGTTGGTCCTGCGGCGCGTACTGTTCAACGTGCGGCGATGTCTGCTGGACGCGCTGGCGAGAGATTAGCTGAAAGAGTTGTACCGCAAGTGATGGAGCGTGGCGGTATGGGTGCTGGCCTGCTTGGTGATTTGTCAAGAGGTAGCGTCAGTCCTTTGGATGTTTACCATGGAACGCCTCACACATTGCCACCAACACCTCGCAACCCATTGGGTGCGTTTGACGCATCCAAGATTGGTACTGGCGAGGGTAATCAAGCCTATGGTTATGGAATTTATACCGCTGAAGCGCCGGCTGTGGCGAATGAATACAAACTTGCAGAAGCAACCTATAAAAAAATGCAAGGCGGTTTGACTAATAAACAAGAATTTGTTTCAGATATGTTAAGTCAAGGTAGACCTGAGATGAGCATATTAGATTTATATGCACAAAAATATGGTGGTTCTTTTGATGATGCAATGAAAGATTTGATTGATGTTAAAGAAATTTATAAAAAATCAGGCAACCTTTATAAAGTCGATCTACCTGACGAGAAGATTGCCAAGATGCTGGATTGGGATAAGCCAATGTCTGAGCAACAAATGATTGAAATTTACGACAAGATGCAACAAAGCCCATTGGCTAGTTTTGCAAAACCATTTCAAGATAACTTCTACGAAAGCATGAATAGAGGTCAGACAACTACTGATGGTCAAGATTTATATATAGAGCTATTAAAACAACTTGGTGGTCAAAAACAAGTTTCAGACTTTTTAAGAAGCATTGATATTCCAGGAATAAAGTAT